GGAAGAAGTTTCACTTGCTTTGCGTTTATATACCCGTGGTATCAAGATAATCAATACCCCTATCAAGTTCATGTACCATGAGTACAAGTCTTCTTGGAAAGAGGGAGAGCGTAAAAGACCCACACATTGGGATGACTATTCCGAATGGGCTAAACTTAATAAATCAGCCTATAAACGCCTAGCATTGATTCTTGGTGGGGATACTAGCCTAGGGGTTTACGGCATAGGTTCTGAAGAGTTGTACGATAGATGGATAGCCAAGACTGGTATAAATCTAAGAGAGAAAAAAGATATCATCGCTAGTTGGGGGGAATAATGCCTGCTTATGATTATGAATGTCGTACTTGCAGTGAAGTAATAGAAATAAATCTACCAATAAATAACACGGAGGAAATCAAATGCGATCTTTGTGGCAACGTTTTATTCAAAGTATTTTCGGCAAACCCGATTCACTTCAAGGGGAGTGGTTGGGCTGGCAAGAGTGCGATCTAGACTGCGATGATTATTGTGACTGTGATATGTTTGATGAATGATAGAAAATGAACATTATTACATATTAGATACCACGTTTCTCTGCTGTGGAGAGCAGCAGTTTAAACACATTTGCAAGTACTGCGATGAGCCTATGGATTGTTACTTCTGTGGGTTTGACTACAATGAACGCCATGATTGTGATATGATGTACCTATGAGACAATTACCTGAACATATTTCGTATTCATCATTTAATACTTGGCTTGAGTGTGGTTGGAAGTACTACCTCACCAAGATGGAAGAAGTGCCAGAGAAACATGCTGTTTGGTTTACTGGTGGTTCTGCTGTCCACAAAGCAACTGAACTCTTTGACAAGGGTGAACTAGGCGATACCAACAACATCGATGAGTTGTGGAATAAAGTCTGGTTTGAGCAGGTTAAAGAAGATGAAGAACTTCATGGTGACATGAACACTTGGGAGTTCCGTAGCCGTGAAGATATGTCATGGTGGTATGGCGAAGGTCTATGGATGTTTGAGCGTTGGACTCAGTTCATGGACCCTGACAAAGGCTGGAAAGTTTACGAAGACTTTATTGAAAAGCAATACGAGATTTCAATCGAGGGCACTAAGGTCAAGTTAGCCATTGATCGAGTGCTGACTGATTACGACGGGAATCGGGTGCTCGTCGATATCAAAACTGGTGCGTCATCTCAGAAACATCCGCTCCAACTTGCGGTATACGCTTGGGCTCTATCTAAACAGGGTGTCACTGTTGATAAGGCTGGTTTCTGGGATGCACGTACTGGTCATATATCCCTATGGGATTTAGACCACTTACAACCTGACAGAGTTGAAGAGATACTCAACAACTTTGACAAGATGCGCAAGACAGAAGTGTTCTTGCCTAATATGAATTCCTGTGGTCGTTGCGGGGTTTTATCCTACTGTAAATGGATGAATGGAAACAAGACGAAAGGAAATAACTAATGGCTGGAGCCAACTTCCAAGTCAGCAGTAAACTCCCTGACGGACGAATATTCGTCATCGGAGCAGATACATATCCAGAGTTCAAGACACATCTTGCAGATGTGCTTGGACCAGACGGTGCTGAGAAAGTAATTACAATCATGGCGTCATCTCTTGAAGGTGCGCCTACATTTGAGCAAGCGGTACAGAATGTATCCGCAGGTCTAGGGGCTACACCTGTAGCACCGCAGACATTCACGCCATCGACTGCGCCTACAAGTCGTTCTTGTAAGCATGGTCCGATGACAAAGCGTTCAGGCGCTAGTGCCAAAGGACCTTGGAAGGCATACATGTGCCCCACTGCAAAGGGAACTCCTGACCAGTGTGACCCAACATTCCTCAAGCGAAATGACCCTGAATGGAGCACATTCTAGCCAATGAGAACCCTTGCCCGTGCTGTAGGTAGTGCGGACATCGGTGGCGAGCCACTCCCTTCGGTGTTCCGTACTCTTGATATCAACAAGATAGTTATTCGTAGAGCAGAGGTGTCGATGTTTGCTGGCACTCCTGGTGCTGGTAAATCTACATTTGCTCTTGCTATCGCGTTGCGTACAAAGGTGCCAACACTTTATGTGAGTGCTGATACTAATGCGCATACAATGGCTATGCGTCTACTTTCGATGATAACTGGAAAGACACAAGGCGAAGCAGAAGAAATGCTAGCCAAAGATGTTGAAGGTTCACGAAAGATAATCAATGATTCTTCGGGGCACATCTTTTGGTCATTTGAGTCAGCACCTTCGCTGGCTGATCTTGACCAGGAGGTGCTTGCTTTCGAAGAGTTGTGGGGTTGCGCCCCTACTCTCATCGTTGTAGATAACCTTATGGATATTTCCAATGATGGCGGAGAAGAGTTTGCTGGTATGCGCTCCACAATCAAAGAGTTAAAATATCTCGCAAGAGATACTAACTCTGCTATTCTCGTACTACATCATACCAAAGAGTCGTATTCAGGTAATCCGTGTCAACCACGGAGCGCGCTACAGGGGATGGTTGCGCAACTACCTGCTTTGATTTGTACTCTCGGTTCTAACGCGCCCGGCTACATAGCCGTAGCGCCTGTTAAGAATCGATACGGCAAAGCAGATCCTTCGGGGGATACGGCTCATTGGTTACAATTTAACCCTGAAATCATGGACGTATCAGATATCCCAGATAGGTCCTAGTGTCCAGACCAATCTCAGAACTCAAACCGAGTTATGACAAGGCGATGGATATCCGTGGTAATCCAACTACGGTATGCATCTGTGGGAGTTTCGTATGGAATCTCAAAGTAGTCTTCGCAGAAGATAATACTATTGGGATGTATTTTCTAGATATGGAGTGTGCTGACTGTGGAACACAGGCAACCGCGCCCATTGAGGAGTAAAGATGAAACTATCAACAGTATCAGTAATGTCCGCGATTGTAATATTTGCGGCAACCTTGCCCCACGGTGTGGGTGCGTGGCTCATATCCCATTCCCCTCTACAATCGACTTCGATTGCTTTAAAGGGGCATCTAACGATAGACCACAAGTTGCTAGCAAAAATGATCGCAAAGAAAAAAGTAAATAAAATGTTTCGTAACCCGAACCGTGAATGGAAAGCGTTATCGAAATTGTGGGGTAAGGAATCTGCTTGGAACTGGAAAGCCAAGAATCCTCACTCATCTGCCTACGGCATAGCCCAAGTATTGGGTACGCCTAAAGGCTCAACAATTGAATATCAAGTAAATAAGGGACTGGAATATATAGTCCACCGTTACGACACGCCATCAAAAGCGTGGGCTTTTTGGCTAAGGAACGGTTGGTACTAAATGTCAAGCAAGTCCAAGATTAAAGGGTCGCAAGCAGAACGAGATGTAGTTAAATATCTCCAAGAGTGGTTCCCGTATGCTGAAAGAAGGCTTGCGGGAGCCACCTTAGATAAAGGTGACATCTCGGGTATCAATGGTGTCTGCATTGAAATAAAGAACCACGCCAAGTTAGATCTTGCTGGTTGGCTAGCAGAATTAGAATTAGAAACTAAGAACGCCAAAGCATGGACTGGCGTTGTCATTCATAAGCGCAAAGGTAAAGGCAATCCTGCTGACTGGTATGCTACACTTCCAGTATCAGTATGGGTAGAACTATTACGAAAGGCTATTGATGGAAAAGCCTGATATATCAGTGATTTTAGAGCACTATGGAGCACGTGTGCCCACAAGGCATGGGTGGTTCTCAATGAAGTGTCCGTTCCATGACGACAGACATAACAGTGCTTCAGCAACTAGGGATGAGAATGCGTTTTGTTGTTTCGCTTGTCAGATTAAAGGCGATGCATATGCTATAATTATGGCTAAAGAGGGGGTTGGGTTTCGTGAAGCAGTCGACATCGCAAAAGGAATCTTTGACAAAAGCGGCAAAGTATTACCACAGCGCAATACAAGAAGCCGAGGAGTATCTCGTAGGTCGAGGAATCACAATGGAAGCAGCGGAGAAAGCGCGCTTGGGCGTCGTCTTAGATCCGTTAACGGGGCATGAGCAGTATGTCAACAGGCTGGCTATCCCGTACCTCACAAAGTCGGGTGTGGTTGACATTAGATTCAGAAGCATCGGAAATGAAGAACCACGCTACATGGGCCTTGCTGGGGCAACGACACATCTGTATAATGTGGGCGCGTTTTTCCGTGCATCGTCATACATATGTATATGCGAAGGCGAGATTGACACGATCACCTTGGATTTCGTATGCAATATCCCCGCGGTTGGTGTCCCTGGCGTTAATAATTGGAAGAAACATTACACTCGGCTCCTTTCTGACTTCGATAAAGTTTTCCTCTTCGCGGACGGAGATAATGCAGGGTATGAGTTCTCTAAATCTCTTGCCAGAGAATTGTCCAACCTTGTTGTTATCCAAGCACCAGAAGGGGAAGACGTCAACTCAATCTACCGCTCGCAAGGGTCGGTCTACTTCAAAGAAAAGATAGCGGGGGCACAGTAATGTTACTACCACAAGAAGATGGACACTTCCATTGTGAAGGTTGTGAAGATTACAAGACCTGTGATCTGTTTGAGTTTATGGCTCATCACGGGATTGAATACTCTTGGAATGTTATCTTAAGCAAGAAATACAGTTTTAACTTGTTTCAATTCCTTGAGCAGATGAACTTTTACTTAGACGAAGGTTTGCTAGAAGAAGCATACGACCACGTACAAAGTGCTGCTTTGTTGTTTTTAAATTCTAGTAATGGACCAGCAGATTTTGATGCCTTCCTTCAGGAAGCAGAAGTAGTAGCCAGCATGGACAGCGTTATGAACCAAGTGGAGGAGATTCTGAAAAATGAAGCCAAAGGACAAGATTAATGATTACTTGTATCCAGTCATGATTCCTAAACCTAAATATCCTAAAGAGGTAAAGGAACCAACAGGATTCGAGATGTCTGTCATGGATGTATTCACGGAACTGGAAGCCCTTCTGTTAAAGAAGCACAAGGATTACGGACCGAAGAATATTGCTGAGAGCCCTGGGGGACCACTCAATGGTTTGCGAGTTAGGTTACACGATAAATTGGCTCGCATTAACAACTTAATAGATAACAATAAAAGCCCTGAGAATGAATCTCTTGAGGATTCTTTCAAGGACATGGCTAATTACGCAATCATAGGATTGCTAGTCCTGAGAGGAAAATGGGATAAATGAAAAAGTATGGACCATACAAAGGTAGCGACCAAAATGGTGGCAGACCTATTTATGTATTCAAGAAGAAAAAGAATGGCAAGACTGTCACTACTTCTTCTAACAAAGCACGTGTAGATTACGAAGAGTCTACAGGTAAATCATTACCACGTCATAAAGAAGTTGATCATAAGAACAACAAAGGTCGTGATGGTGATGACCGCAAATCTAATCTTCGTGTAGTTTCTAAAAGCAAGAATGTTGCTATGGAAAACAAGCGCAGAGCCAAAAAGAAGCCTGCCAAGAAACGAAAGAAGAAATAGTGCCAAAGAGAAAGCATAACGTAAAGCGAGTAGTAGTCTTATCAGACATACAGGCTCCTAGCCATGATGCTAGAGCAATCACAGCACTACAAGACTTCGTTTATGACTTTGAACCTGATGAGTTGTACTGCGTTGGCGATGAAGCCGATAGCCCTGAACCGTCACGATGGAACAAAGGCAGAGCAGGCGAATACGCTAAGACATTACAATCAGGACTAGATAAGACATCTGAGATTATGGAAGGTTTCAAAGATGTTCTAGGGGACAGACCCTTCCACGTAATGAGGAGTAATCATGGGGACAGAGTCAGGAACTACATCGACAGATACGCTCCTGCGCTTG